TTAGCCATCGGTAAATGCCAAACGGGCGGCGGAACCTGCCCCGTAGCTCGCCGAAACCTGTGCAACCGCGATTTCCGCGGGGCCCGAAAGGCCATCTGCGGCCTGTTCCGCTGCGGTGTAGGTCCAGGTCGGGTTGTTGGTGAAGACCTCTCGCTTCACGCTGTTGCCCTGCAGGATGCGCACCATGAAGGACTGTGCCTCTTCGCCCTGAGGCACCTCTGGCAGATCCCAGCCGTCGCCCCGAATGCGCGTTCGCCTGATCCTGTCGAACCGGATGTCTCCCCCCAACTGCGGAATGGCGCGCAGATGGCAAGGGGCATAGGGGCGCAATCCATTGCCCCTGAAGACATGGTTCACGTGCTTGTAGGAGGGATCATCCAGCGGCAGGGAGGCAGGCCCGACGCGGAAATGGCGAGGCAGTCCCACCTGGCTGGGCGAGAGAGAGATCTGTTCAGGCAGCCCGTCCAGCAGGACCACGTAGGATCCCGCAGGCCAGCTTTCCGGAATGAGCGCCTCACTCCCCAGCTGACCGCGCAGGCGGGCCGAAAGGTAGTAGGTATCCGGCGCAGTCAACAACGCGTCCCGGAACTGGAACAGCTCCCAGTTCCCGGACGAGCCATCCCCGATCGCCATGAGGTTCTGCCCGGCCAGCAGCCCGGCTTCCTCGGCAGAGGACAGCGTGCCGGAGGTCAGCTTTACGCCAAGCGCCGGTCCGTGATCGAACCGTCCAACCGGGCCGCGCGGCAGCTCAGAGGTAGTGACACCGATCACGGAGCGGGCCTGCACGAGCGTATCCAGCTGATAACCGGCGTCGCTGCCGGAGCTGAAGACCGCCACGTCGCCGGGCCAGGGGTCACCTGTCACCGCGACATGGGGCGCATGGGGCAACTCGTCCCCGCGCATCAGCGGCAGATCCATGAAGAGCGGGAAGACCGGCATCGGAGCGGCAAACTGTGGAGCGGGCGTCACGACGCGATCCATGGCCGCGGGCAGGTAGACTTCGGGATCGACCCGCACACCCTCCATGATGCCCATTGATCCGAACTCGGCCCGGTCGATCCGGTAGCGCTCCGTCTGTCCATGCTGAGACAGCTCCACCACGTCGCCCGGGTCGATGCCCCGGCGCGACGGCGGCAGGGCAAAGCGGATCGTATCGCGCGCGAAGCGGGCTTCTGTCAGCCAACGTTCCACCACTTGCCGCCCCTCGCCCCGCGTCATGGCAATGGGGATCTCGCTCCCGGCAACCGCATGGGTTTCCTCATCCGGCAGGACCGCTTCTTCCGCGATGGATGCGAACTCCGCATCCGCCTCGAAGAACCTCAGGCGCATGCGCCCAGCCATCTCTGCCTCTGCCGCACGCTGACGTTCTATCCGGCCGTCGATCTCGCGGGAGATCGCGACGCTGTCGGCGTCCAGCTGCGCATCCACCTGGCCGGTGCGCATCCTGAATACGATCTGCCCGCCGGTCTCCACGGCGTCGAACGCATAACGGACCATCAGCGGCTGAAGCACTTCGCGCGGCTCGGCCACATCGTCAGAGATATAGCCGCTGACGTGCCCGTACAGGCCGCTGGTATCGTAGTGGGTCAGCCCTGCGGCCTCGCAAATCTCTGCCACGACCAACGCCAGGGACCGGCCGGACATGCGACCGGTGATCCAATGCCCGGCATGGTAATTGGCCCCGTCGGACCACAGCGCCTCGTTGTTCGGGAAATAGGGAAACGGCCGGGCGTCCCAGGCCCAGACGAAGGCACGAGACATGTCGACCATCGGCCCGGCGTAAACGGAAGAGGTGGGGTTGTTCGCCCCGTCGTTCCAGAAGGCGTGCATCGCCCTCAGGTACTGCCCTTGGATCAAATCGTCCCGCCCGCCATTGGAATAGAACGGCAGAGCGGATTCAGAGCTTTTCGGATCCATGAACTTGTTCGGCTGGTTCGTGGCCTTGTCTACCGCAGCACAGCCCAGCTCCGTGAACCAGACAGGCTTCGACTGGGGCTGCCAGGCGGTTGCGCTGGCCTGCCGGACACCGCCGATGCGCTCGTGGTGGGGGTTGAGCCACCAGTTGCGGATGTCCTTGATCCGGTACACCCAAGGTTCACCGTAGGCGCCATCCGTGATCGGGGTGCGGATCTGAGCCTCCCGATCGGCATCGGAGGCATAGTACCAGTCATAAAGCTCACCGCCCGCAACGTTGGCGGCCAGATAGTCCGTATCATAGATGGATCTGTGCTGGGCGGCATCCAGATGTGCGTTTCCGTCACGCCAATCAGAGACCGGCATGTAATTGTCGATCCCGATGAAATCGATCTGGGGATCCGCCCAGAGCGGATCGAGGTGGAAGAACCGGTCGCCACTGCCATCCTGCGGCTGATACCCGAAGTACTCGGACCAATCGGCCGCATAGCCGATCTTCGTGCCCGGACCCAGGATCGCGCGGACCTCTGCGGCCAGCGCCTTCAGAGCCATGACCGCGGGAAAGCTGTTCCCGGCCCCCCGGATCTGCGTCAGCCCCCGCATTTCGGAACCGATGCAGAAGGCGTCCACCCCCCCGGCGGCCGCACAGAGCGCCGCACAATGCAAGATGAACCGGCGGTAGCGCCACTCGGACGGGCCGGAGTAGCTGACCGTCCCGCCGGACACCACGAAATCGGAAGCCGAGGCCGTCCCGAAGAAGGCTGCCACCTCGGTGGCCGCCGTCGCCGTGCCGTCGGGCGAGCCGCTGACACCGGGAGCGCGCGAAGAGGTGATGCGCCCCCGCCATGGCAGTGCAGCCTGGCCTGAGCCGGTGCTGTAAGGGTCGGGAAGCGTGTTGCCCTCCATTTGCTCCATCAGAATGAAGGGATAGAACATCACCGCCTTGCCCTTGGACGTCAGCGCCTTGATGGACTCGATCACGGCGGCATCGGCCGGCGTCCCGCCGTAGACCGGGCGATCCTCGGCATCCTTGGGCACCAGGTCAGCGGTCGCGCGGGTTTGGCCCGCCACGCTCCATGGCATTTCCGTCCCGTCGAACTCCGCCTGTTCGACCTTCGGCCGGATGGTGCAATCCGCGCACCGCAGATCATCACCAAACCAGCTCACAATCAGAGAGGCGGCCTCGCAATTGGGCAGGCTGGTGTCGAGCTGCTCGAGAGAGGTTTCAAGATCGCTCTTGCCGGAGGGGGAATGGACATTGGCCAGCGCTCCCTTGCCGGTCCCGTAATCGAAATGCACCCGTGTCGTGGCTAGGGAATATTCCCCGCTGCCAGGCATCAGCGCGACGCCTCGGACGGCACGGTCAGGTTCCTTGTCCGCACCCGCAAGCGCCTCCGGCGCCGGACGCAGAACTTCGAAAGAGAACTGAGGAATACGATTGCCGAAGCGTTCCAGCCCCAGCCCCTCGAACACCACATAGGCGATGCCGCGATAGGCCGGCACCGCGCCAGCCCCTTCGATGGCCTCCATCGTCGGATCCGGCATCTGGTCAGCCGCCCCGGTATAGACACGCATGTTCAGCGCCTCGGCAGACACTTCCTTGCCATCGGCCCAAACCCGTCCGACGCCGGCGATCTCGCCCTCGCAGAGGCCCAGCGCCAGGTTGACGCTGTAGCTGTAGCGCGTGACCGAGGGCTGAGAGGGGCTGCCCTTTCCGCCGCCGCCCGAGGTATGGCTCTGTTCGCGGAAATTGGACGCCCAGATCACCTGCCCGGCCACCCGCATCCGCCCGTAGACCCGGGCCAGGGTGTCGCCCTCGCCCGCGCCGGTCAGGCGGAAACGCTCGATACGGCCGACCTCACGCGCGGCAGAGCCCTGCCCCATGATACGCTGATCTATCGTGCGACCGACCGCGGCACCGACGAACCGCCCTGCCATGGCCGCAGAGATCCCCAGGACAGAGCCGCCAACGGCACCGCCAATAGCCGCACCAGCGGCGGAGAGAAGAATGGTAGCCATCAGGAAACTCCCTCGGGAAAGGCGAAACGCGCCACGATCCGGCGGCGCCAGGGGGCGCTCAGCGGGCTTTCAAGCACCGCGTGGCCGGAATAGGCATGGATGAAGGTGGGGGATGGTCCAAGGCTGGCCGCAATCCCCAGATGCTTGGCGACGGATTGGCTGCGCATCCTGAACAACAGGACATCACCGGGTGCGGCCTGCTCCAGGAGACGGGGCACCAGGTAGCGTTCGGCTGCTGCCCAAAGCTGCTCTGCATGCTGGGGCTCGGACCAGTCGGGCGTGTAGGCAGGCACAGGCGCCGGCTCATGGCCCAGAACCTCGCGCCAGATGCCACGTAGAAGCCCCAGGCAATCCGTGCCCGCCCCGCGCACAGAGGCCTGGTGCACATAGGGCGTGCCGATCCAGGCGCGCGCCACCTCGACGATCTGCGCGCCGGACATCACCGGCGGCTCCCGCCGTTGCGCGCACCGGACCGGGACGGAGGAGACATCAGCCAATCGTCCCCGGGAATGTCCGGAAAGCCCTGAAAGTTTAGCTGATTGCCGAACTTCTCACGACAGGTTGCAAAGCGCTTGTCGCAGCCGGCCTCCAGCCGGAACACAGCGCCCGCACCCGGATCCACGGGGAGCGGCACCCAAAGTTCTATGACCCGCAATCCGGCGGCCGCGTAATCCCGCTTGATCGGCGCGGAAAGACCCTGCGCCGGACCACCCAGAACGCCCATCCGGCCCCGCGCAAACCAGCCCTCATCAAAGCCCCACAGGCCGGCAAAGCTGAAACTGCGCAGATCCGCGCTGACCGTGGCGCTGGCCTCGACCCGAAAGGCCGCCTGATCCAGGTCGAACCCGCAGCTTACATCGCCCAAGACCGCACTGCAGGACCTCTGAAAGATCCGCCCGAAGGGACGATTCAGCTGCTCTGCCAACCCGCGCAGCTCAGCCCTGAAGGCGCCCCCGCTACGGGTGATCTCTCCGATGGAGCCGCGAAAGACCACCTGGCGTTCCTCGGGCGCGGCCCAGTTGACCATCCAGGCCAGGACCTCGGCCTCGTCAAAACGCCCGGCCAGGATATCCTCCTCCCGGATCGCCGCATCGCTGAGTGCGCCAAGGGCTTCGCTGTTGTCCACGGAGAGCCCCGTCGCCTTTTGCACGGCTGTGGCGGACAGGCCGCTATCGGCCTTGAAGGTGATCCCCTCAAAGGCCAGCGGGCCATCGTGGTCGGTGAACCCCATGACAGAGCCATCCTGCCGGGTGATCGCCCAACAATGACAAGTGGTGGTCGCCCCGCTCGCCAGGTGGGTTTCAAGTGCTGCGTTGAAGGCCATCAGATCCGCACCTCCACCACGGGGACATCGGGCACTTCGCCCGCCCGGAACGTGGCCATGGAGGTCCAGATCCGGTCGGTATCAAAGCGCACCGGCACGTCGAACTCGAACCCGGCCGAAACGACCTGCCCATTGCCCGGCGCCACATCGAAGCTCACGACGCCGGTAGCCGTGTCCAGACTGAAGCCATTGGTCTGTTCGATCCCGTCCAGGCCCAGGCGCAGGCTTCCCGCCACCGGCTTGGTGATGGGCCGCGTGTAGCTTTGCCCACCCGAGGCATAGGTCTTGGAAAGCTGGAAGTCGGTTGCGCTGCCATCCCCGGTGCCGATGACCTGATCGGCAAAGCCCACGTCCGCGCTTGGAAGACAGGACTTGTAATCAGCCCAGTCCTTCCAGCGGAACCCGTGCAGCTGACCCTGGCGCGCCTCGAAGAAGGCGGTCAGCAGTTCGATATCGTCAAGCGAGCGCATGGCTGCGCCGGCATCGTAGCGCCGCCGGGAATGGGCCCAGGGGGTGTTACGTTCCTCGTACCCGTTGGCAAGGGTCACCACGTCGGTGCGCCGCTCCGGACCGCCCTGCGCACCGAAGGAGAGGTTCGCGGGAAATCTGACTTCGTGAAAGCTCATGGCACCCTCCTCAGGAATTGCGCTGGCCGCGGCTCAGGGCTCGGCTCATCTGTGCGGCGACCTGGCTTTGCGACCGGCGGAAGCCCTCGACATCGGGGGTAGAGATATTGACCACCACCTGCACCGGCTGGCCGCCCCCTTCACTGCGCACGCCCAGCTTGCCGTCAGGACCGCGCGACAGGGGCATGATTGCCTCAGAACCCGCCTCGCCCATCAGGCCCGTGCCCCCGCGCATAGGAAAGGCCGTCGGGCCATTGACGATCCCGCCAGAGGCAAAGGCCTGCACCCGCCCCGCCGAAAAACTGCCGCCATTGGCAAAGGGCATGGCCCCGCCCATCAGGGTGCCGACGCCCTGGGCGATCAACCCGCCGAAACGGTCGGTCACCGGCTTCACCGCCGCCGAATAGGCCGCATTGACCATGGAGCCCGCAACGCCGCGCATCGCGTCGCCCATCTTCATGCCATCAAAGACCACGCCATCCACAGCGCGCCGCAGGCCACGGCTGACGCCGCGCTCAAGGATCTGCATCTCCTTGCCGGTGCTGGACAGGGAGCCGCGCATGCGGCGAAGCTCTGCGTCGAAGTCCGCCAGCGAGGTCGTGGTTCCGTCCAGGGTCGTGTCCAGTGCATCAAGCTGCACCTGGATCTCGTCATAATCCGCCATGATCGCGTTCCTTATCCGTCTGCGGCCGCCCGGCATCGGGATAGGCCGCCAGCAATTCATCCAGCCGTTTGCGTCCAAGGGCTGCGCCCTGCCCTGAAAAGCCGCCCAGAAGCAGGCGCAGCTCAGCCGGGGTGAGGCGCCAGAAAGCCTCTGGCGCCAAGCCAAGACCACGCATCCCGGCTTCCATCAGCGCGGGCCAGTCGACCTGCCTCATGGGTTACACCGCCGCTTCGGACGGCAGCTCGAAGGCCCGCGCCAGCAACTCTGCCGCCTTCCGCGCCGCACCCAGCGGGCCGCCTTCGATCTCTGCCGTCAGCAGGTCCTGCGCCCGGCCCCGCCAGCCACCGCCCCGCAGACCGGCCACGATCAGGGCAAGGACATCACGGGTGCTGTAGGACGCCGTCTCGAACCGTTCGACCAGGTCGATCAGCGTGCCCTCCTGTAATCCCGCCTCCAGCTCTGCCAGCGCGCCAAGCGTCAGCTTCAGCACGTGGCGCTGGCCGTCGATGACCACGGAAACCTCGCCTGCCCAAGGGTTGCCCATCAGAGCGCCGTGAAGCTCAGCGCCCCGGCAAAGGCCATGGCCAGCTCGTAGCTCGCCTCGCCGTCATGAGCGCCGCTGTACTCGATGGAGGTCACCTGGAACGGCCCTTCTATCACGCCGAAATCCGGGATGATCACCTGGAAATCCGGGGTCTCTCCGTCAAAGAAGATCTGGCGCGCCCGCTCGTCGCTGTCAGCGTCCTTGAAGACCCCCGACCCGCACATGGAGGCAGAGCGCACACCGGCCCCGCCAAGCAGCTCGCGCCAGCCGCCGGTGCTTTCCAGGCTGGTCACGTCGACTGCGCCCGCGTTAAAATTGATCCGCGTGGCACGCAGCCCCGCGAGGGTCTCGAACACGCCGGCTCCGGTCATGTCCACCTTGATCAGAAGATCCTTGCCGTTCTGGGCTACCATTGTCGTCACTCCTTGAAAGAGGCCTTGAAAGCGCCCCGCGGGGCGTTGAAGGGGGTCAGCTATCTTCCACCAGCGCGCGGAAGTTCAGGTCGATCCGGCGCAACGTGCCGGCATCGTCCAGCCTGGCCCGCGCCTTGAGGAACTGCAGGCTGATGAGCGTGCCACGGCTGAGCGCCGGCATCGGCTGCTCAAGCGCGTCGTTCACCGCCGCCGCGACTTCCTTGGCAACCTGGAAGCCGGCCGCATCTGTCACCACGGAAACGGTCAGGTCATGGCGCGCGCCGTTCCCGGTCTTGTCGGACCGATCCCGGACGATCTCCGGACCCAGCGTGACATAGGTCGTGGGCGGCGTGCCCGTGGGCGGGGCATCGAAGATATCGCTGCCCACCAGGGCGATGACGGAAGTGTTCCCGGAGATCTGCTGATAGATGGCCGCCTGAAGGGCAGCTGAAACGGAATAGCTCACAGGTAGCGCTCCTCGCTTGCACCGCAGACCAGGAACCGACCTTGTTCATCGCGCTCTGTCACGGTTTCGATCATCAGGGTCTGGTGATCATCGCGGAAGCGCTGGCCGGGCACCGGGCGGCTTGGAGCCCCGATCGACGCGGTGCGCACGGTGACCTTGTAGCGCTGCATCTGGGCGGCAATGCCGCCGCGGCTCACAGTGCTTCCGGATCCCGGCCGGACTTCGCACCAGAGGGTACCAAGCGTGCGCCAGGCCGTCTGGTACCCCCCTGCGCCATCGGGAACATCTTCCGCGACTTCAAGTTTCATGGGGCGGCTCAAGCGCGGGATCATGATGCACCTCCCAGGCTCAGCCGGATCGGGAGGTAGCGCTCGATCAGGGCGGTGACACCGAAGGGCGTGCAGCCCTGGGCCAGCGCCAGGTCGTTGCGATACTCGTAGTAGTGCGCTGCCATCAGCAGAACGGCCTGGGCCAGGTCCGGCGGAACGTCGGCCCATCCCAGGGCGCTGCCGGCGACAAGACGCACATCGACCTTTCCGTCCGTGGGGATCTCCGGAAGGCTGCCCTCCATCGCGCGCATGCTGGGCATATGGGCGTCCTCGACGATCCGGAAATCCTCCCCGGGAAGGATCTGCGTGATCGACCCGTACTTGTCCTTCAGCTCCACCGAGGAGATCTGGCGCACCGGCGCCAGCGGCATCGGCTGGGCCACGGGATCTTCCCAAGACCCCAGGGACCAGATGAAATCACGCTGGAAAAGCGCCTGTCCGGTCCGCCCCTCGATGGATGAGATGGCCGCGCGCAGATAGCCTTCCAGGACCTGGTCCTGAAGCGTATCCTCTGCAAAGCCCGATCCGATCCGCAAGTGCTCCTTGAAGTGGTCGATCGGCAGGACGCTGGCCGAGGTCTTGGTTTCTTCGATCAAAATCATGGGTTTCTCCGATGATCGTGGCTGGCTGACCGGCCTCGTTTCTTGCTGGTGAACAGCACTTCCCCTCCCGGCGCGCGCCTCCCCACGTTGCTCGGACGGAGGGAGCTGCTGGACAACGCATCAGGAGACACGCGCCCGGTGAGGCCGGGACCCCGGCCCCACCGATCCGCCGCTCGCTGTTACGATGCGGCGAATTTCAGCAGCTTGATCGCGGCGAAATCGCTGACGTCCCCGCCCACGCGCTTGGTGGCGTAGAACAGCACATGCGGCTTGGCGCTGAAGGGATCGCGCAGGATCCGCAGGTCCGGACGTTCGGCCACGGTGTAGCCGGCATGGAAGTCCCCGAAGGCGATGGAGAAGCTGCCGGCCGCGATATCGGGCATGTCCTCGGCGATCAGCACCGGATAGCCCATCAGGCGCGCAGGCTCGCCCGCCGCCAGGCCATCGGACCACATGAAGCGGCCATCGCCATCCTTGAGCTTGCGCACCGCGCCTGCGGTCTTGGAGTTCATCACGAAAGTGCCGTTGGCGCGGTACCGCGCGCCAAGCGCATAGACCAGGTCGACGATGGCATCAGCCGGATCCGAGGGATCGAAGCCGCCGGAGGTGCCGGTGGCCACGTAGCCCAGGTTGTCCCAGCTCCAGGAAGCTTCGGCGACCTTGGTGTGGCTCAGGAAGCCCATCGGCTTGTCGTTGCCATCGCCGCTGACAAAGGCCCCAGCCTCGGCGCGGGCGAACTTGTCCGCGATGCGCTCTGCCAGCCAGCTTTCGACGTCGAAGGCGCTGTCGTCCAGCAGACGCTGGCTTGCCTTGGGCAGCGCCGAAAGCTCGTGCAGCGGGATGGAGATCCGGTCCACGCCGGGGGTCGTCGTCTCGGAGACGGAGGTCTCGTCGTCCCAGCCCGCACCGACGTCAGAGGTATCGACCAACACGTCGTAAGAGGTCGCCATGACGTTCACCACGTTGGCGACCTGGCGGATGGAGGCCGCGCCCTGCAGGACCGAGCGGATCGTGTCGGAGGTCGCCGGATCCACCAGGTAGCCCCCATCGCCGGACAGGCTGGCCAGCGCCTTGCCTTCCAGCTCCAGGCCACGCAGACCGTCGTCATCGCCGGTGCGGACATAGGCGGCAAAGGCCTTCTGATGTGGGGCCTCGATCTCGGCCGAATGGGCCAGCGCCGGGCGGGCGGCGGTCAGGGATTTGCGGTCCAGCATGGTCAGTTTGCTTTCCTGTTGTTGCAGTCGTTCCTGGATGTCACTTTGGAAGCTGTTGAACTCCCTTACGAAATCCGTCATCGCGGATTTCACCTCGGCCACCGGAGACACATTCTCCCCGTGCCGAGGCTTCTGCTCGGTCAAACCCATCGTCTTCTCCTGGGATGGAAGGTGAGAGCGCCCTAGCGGGTGCCCAATTCGGCGCCCGCGGCCCGGAAGGCCGCCGCCAGTTCGCGCAGTTCGTCCTCCAGGGGCGTGGCCCCGGATTTCGCGGCGACCCGCGCACTGGGCAGCATCGGGAAGGTCACCACCGACACCTCCCAAAGCTCCAGTTCCGTCAGGAGCCTGCGGCCCCCGGTATCCTTGGTGGCTCGCTTGGTGCGGTAGCCGATCGACAGCCCGTCGATCGCGCCGGCCTGGATCAACGCGGCGGCCTCGCGGCCCCTGGCGACGCCCTCCAGCAGGCGCCCCTTGACCCACAGGCCCGTGCCATCTTCGCGGATCTCGTCCCAGATGCCGATCGGCTGGGCCGGGTCATGCTGCCAGAGCATCTTCCCCCGCCGCCCCTCGGCGATCATCCGAGCCAAAGAGGCACTGTAGGCCCCCGCCTCCACCACGTCGCCGCCCTGATCCGTCGCCCCGAAACGCGACGCATAGCCCTCGATCACCATGCCGTCTTCCTTGACGGTCAGGTCCTCGTCGAAACGGCAGAACTTCAGCTCCAGCCCGGTCATCGTCTCTTGCATCTTCGTACCTCGCTTCGCGCTCTCTCAGGGGAGCCGTTCGATGATGGATTGAAAGGCCTGGGCCAGGATCACGCCCACGACGCCGTAAACGGTTATCCACAAACGCCTTTCCATACGTTCGATGATCCCGTTCTGGCGTTCGATCCGCTCTTCCAACTGCCGGATCTGCAGCTTGGTGACCCGCTCATGGGCCTCCAGTTTCAGGGAGGGGGCGCATTGGAAATCATAGCTGACAGGGGTGACCTCGCGGATCTCACCCATTGGACATGTCCAGCGGCGGCAGGCCCAGCATGGCCCGTTTCTCCGCCTCGGACAGGAACGTCGCCTCGCCCACGCGCTTCCACAGCGCCTCGCGCTCCGCGCTCAGGGCCGGCACCTGTTCGAGGTCGGGCGCCAGGGTCAGGTCCTCCTCGGTGAAGCGTTCCAGCCATTCGCCAAGCGCGGCGGTGACGCGGGTGGCCAGCGGCAGGACCGTCAGGCGGTAGAAGGCGCGGTTGGCCTCCTGGTAATTGGCGTAGGTCGCATCGCCCGGGATCCCCAGCAGCATGGGCGGCACCCCGAAGGCCAGGGCGATATCGCGGGCCGCGCTCTCCTTGGTCTTCTGGAATTCCATGTCCGAGGGGCTGAACCCCATCGGCTTCCAGTCCAGCCCGCCCTCAAGCAGCATGGGCCGGCCTGTGGTCATCGTGCCGTCGCCGCCCGTGCCGCGATAGACGATGGCCCCGGAGGGGCGCGCGGCATTGTCCAGCAGCGCCTTGGACCAGCGCGTGGCCGAATTGTGCACGTCCAGCGCCGTGGCGGCGGCCTGCATCGGGGACAGGCCGTAGTGATCGTCCTGCGGATGGAAGCTCTTTATGTGGCAAATCGGAGAGCGCGCGCCACTGACATCGAAACGGTGCTTGCGCCCGTTGACGGTGTAATCGAAGGCCACTGGCCAGCCATCGGCGCCGGGCACCAGGCTCATCCGGTCGCTGCGCAGCACGTGCAGTTCCACCGGCGCACCCTCTTCGGCAGCCACCGCCTCGATGTAGCCATTGCCGGTCAGCAGAAGCTGGCCATAGAAGGCCTCCAGCAGCTCGGCGCGGCCCTGGGCCGTGTTCGGCTTGCGCAGCAGGCTCAGCAGCGGGTGTTCCTCGTACCGTCGGGCGCTGTCCTGAAGGATCAGCGGCAGGGCGGCGGCGGCCTCGGCGATCAGCTTGACCACCCGAAAGCCCACCGGGTTGCCGGCAAAGCCGTTGCGGGTCAGGGACACCGCATCGCGCGGGGTCCAGGCCACGCGGCCTCCGGCGGCCTGCATCGCCACCAGCTTGCCCGTGGCAGAGGCTTTCTGCTCCGGTGCGGCGGCTGCCGTGGCTTCGCGGCGGAAGTAGTCGATCACGCCCATTCCTGTCTCCTTGTCTAGGCCTGGCACCGCCGCGAAAGGCGGGCCCCGGCCGGAACCCCTGCCGGGTCTCCCGGCCCGGATCTGCTGCGTGGCGATCCGTGGGGAACACTCTGCTACGAGCAGGTTAAGAAGCATCTCATCCAGCGTACGCTGCCCCTCAAGCCCCTGACAAAAAGGTCATTTCCAAGAAAACAGGACATCCCCCCGGGACCCGGACACAAAAAAACGGGCCCCGGAAAATCCGGAGCCCGTTCGGCATTCTCATCTGTTTGGCCTGACGCGAACCGGCCTGACGCTAAAGCGTGCGCACCTGCGGTCTCTGGCCGGCCTGGGCGGCGATCATCAGGTCATGCAGCGCCCAGACCAGCGCATCCAGCCGGTCCGGGCTACCGGCCCCCTCCCAGCCGCGCATGGTCATCTGGGTCAGCTGGTCCTCCAGCTTGCCAAGGCCGCGCAGGTGGCGCACCCGGCCCTGTTCGTAAAGCGCCGCGACCGGCTCTGCCCGTGCGGCCTTGCCACGGGCGGCACGCACCTTCTTGACCGGGGCCAAGGCATCCACCTGCCGGATGACGGCCTCCACAAGATCACCCCCCTGGTTTACCTCGGCCACGATGCGATCCGCACCGTGGCGCTCCATCGCGGCAATGGCGGCTTCGGCCCATTGATTGGGAGAGGCGGCGCTGATGCTGGCATCCTCCAGCACGAAGGCGCGCCAGTCCTTCGGCTCGCCCCGGCTGATCACGCCGGCCACGATGATCCCGCATTCGTCGGACCCCGCGTGGCCGGTCACGGGCGGATCAACCGCCACGACCACGCGGTCCAGCTCGGGCACGCGCTCCACCTGGGCAGAGACCAGCATCGCCTCGGTCCAGAGCGCCCCCTCCGCATCGCTCATCATGATCCCGTCCAGCTCCTGCCGGCCCAGCCGCGTGCCGGCATAGCGCGCCCGCACCTCTTCCAGGAAGCTCTCTGCCAGGTTGGCGCGATTGGCCTCTGTCGGGGCCTGGGTCACCGCTGTCGAGGGGCTCTCAAGCAGGGTCTTCAGCACGCCGACATTGCGCGGCGTGGTGGTCACACAGACCCGGGGCGCCTGCCCCAGCCGCAGCGCGAACTGAAGCATGTCCCAGGTATCCTGCGCCTTCTTCCATTTGGCCATCTCGTCCAGCCAGGCCCCGTCGAACTGCGGGCCGCGCAGCGCCTCGGGTTCATGCGCGGAAAAGACCTGCGCCTCGGCCCCGTTGGGCCAAAGCAGACGGCGGCGGCTGGGCTGCCAGTCGGGCCGCCGGTCAGGGGGCGAACAGGCCATGATGCCGCTGTCGCCGAAAATCATCACGTCCCGCACCTGATCGATGGTCTCTCCCACCAGGGCCAGCCGCCGGCAGCGCCCCGCATCCAGCGGGCGCGCCCCTTCGACCTGGGCGCGCACCCATTCGGAACCGGCACGGCTTTTGCCCGCGCCGCGCCCGCCCATGATCACCCATGTCCGCCAGTCGCCCTCGGGCGGCAACTGGTGGGGCATGGCCCAGAATTCGAACAAAAAAGGGAGAGCACGAAGCTCTCCCTCATCAAGGTCATCCAGGAAGTTTTTCTGGATTTCCGCATCTGCGCAAGCGATCCAGGCGGCACCTGATCGAAGCCCTTGCGGCGTCGAGGTCGATATCTCCTCCTGCGGGCTCTGGGCCCCTCCGCTGTCTTCCGTCAT